AGCAGCTATTAAAACTGCAATGGAAGGTGATTTCGACACTGGTAACGTAAGATACAAAGCTAGAGAAAGATACTCATTTGGTGTATCTGACTATAGAGGTATTTTTGCATCACCAGGTGCATAATAATTAAATTATTTGAGGCGGGACACAATCTCGCCTCATTTAAAATATAGAAAGAAAAAATGACTCAATACAAATACTTAATAAAAATATTTACAAAACATCTTCAAACTAAATTTGAAATAGAAAGTGAAAAAGAAATAAATAATGCGGATGAGCTGAATAAACCCATTATTGACTTTTTAGGAAAATCTGATATAAAATGGGAAAAAAACGATCTGCAGTACAATAGTACTACAAGTGGTTTTTACATAACCTACGAGGAGGTTACAAATGGCTCAGGACAACATGGTATTGTTCGCAAAGAAACTGAAACTCGAGTCTAGATGGAACGAGTTGTTTCTTGAAAACAAAGGACAAATAACACCAGAAATGTCTGTTCTAGGTGATGAGATCAAAAGAGTAATTAGATCAATCATCAGAGAACAAGAAGCAAAAGTTCATAATAATCCTAGAGATGGTGAAGTTCACCTTTTCGCTGGTTAATTAGAACTTAGACATTATTGAAAACGTCAATCATTCCTAGGGATCTCTTGCACTCTATACAAATCTAGTATATAAATTAATCACTATACAATTTAATTAGAACATAGACGCGTATAGTCGACGGCCTAGAGACTATGTTCGGAAACTAGGAGGATAATAATATGGCAAATACTACATTTTCGGGACCGGTAAGAGCGGGAACGATTTCAAACACAACAGGTACAACACTTGGATCTAACATTGCTAATGTTGGACAAGTTGTAATGTCCCAATCAGTAAAAGTTGATATCATTGGTGCTTCACACTTAAATCAAGTTTGTGCAGTAATTCCAGCAAACTCACAAATAGTAGATGTAATTTTAAATGTTACTACAGTGAATAATGATGGTGGTGCAGCAACTGTTTCAGTAGGAACAGTAGCAGATGCAGATGCATTTATAGCTACAGCAAATGTTAAAGCTTTAGCAACTACTCATGGTACTTTAGATACAGAAGCAACTGATGTTGGTACAACTGACATACAAGTTCTTGCTGATTTTACAGGTGCTAATGGAGATGCTACAACTGGTGCAGCTACGGTAACTGTTTTATACATGCAGAATAATTCTGTTCAAGACGCAGCAGACTTATAATAAATAATTAGTGTGGGGCTTCGGCCCCACATATAAAATTTTAACGGAGAAAAAAATGAGCTCAGATCAGAAATTTACAACACTTACAGCTGATGGACAGGTGAAAACTTTTTCAGGAGGATCTACTAATATTGGTCCTGCTAGAGTTACATACATTCAAGCTACAGGAGTTACAAATATAAAACTTTATGATGCAGCAAATGCATCTGGAAATATTATATTTGAATCTACTTTTGGAAGCGAAGGACTAGATCTTTATGTACCTGGAAATGGTATTAGATTTGAAAATACTATCTATGCAGATGTAACTGGATCAGGATCTGTAACAATAGGATATACAGGCTAATGAGATCAGACGTAAAAGCAATTAGAAAAACAGGAACAGGTTCTGTATTCGCAGGAAGAACTAGATTAAGAGGAATTATTTTAGCATCAACAGGTACTGCAGGTTCAGTTACACTACAAGATGGAAACTCAGTAACACAGTTTGAAGTAGATGTACCAGCAGGCGATGTATTTTCTTATAATCTAGCAGAAGACGGAATTTTATTTGAAGGTGGGATGACTGTTTCTGCTATTTCAAATGCTACTGTAACTGTTGTTCTAGATAAATAGGAGATTAAATGGCGACTTCAGCAACTACAACCTTTGAATCAGGTTTTTTTATCGATGATATAATTACTGAAGCTTATGAAAGAATAGGTAGATTTGATTATTCTGGTAACGATATAAAAACAGCTAGACGTTCTTTAAACATAATGTTTCAAGAATGGGGCAACAGAGGTTTACATTTTTGGGAAGTAAAAAATAATTCAATTACATTAGTTGATGGTCAATCAGAATATACAATGTTTAGATCAACAGCTGATGGTACATCGAGTGCAACTGCTGTTTATGGTGTAGATGATATTTTAGAAGCTGTTTATAGAAATTCTTCAGGAGTTGATTTTTCCTTAACAAAAATTAATAGATCAAATTATCAAGGTCTATCTGCTAAAACACAACAAGGAACTCCTACACAATATTTTGTGCAAAGATTTATTGATAAAGTAACTATCACTTTATATTTAACTCCCGGATCCACTGAAGCCGGAAACTTTCTTAACTATTATTATGTAAGCCGGATTCAGGATGCAGGAGCCTATACAAACAATGCAGATGTACCATATAGATTTGTACCTTGTATGGTATCAGGACTTGCATATTATTTATCACAAAAATATAAACCAGAATTAGTTCAACAGATGAAATTACTTTACGAAGATGAATTAAAAAGAGCATTAGAAGAAGATGGTTCTTCTTCTAGTACATTTATAACCCCTAAAACTTATTATCCAAATGTCTAGATCAAACGGAAAATATGCACAATTTATTTCAGATCGATCAGGTATGGCTTTTCCATATAGAGAAATGGTTGTTGAATGGAATGGCTCACGTGTACATGTTTCAGAATTTGAACCAAAGCAACCACAATTAGAACCTAAACCAACTGTCGCTGATCCACAAGGTTTACAATTTGCACGACCTGCAAGAGTTGAACCTGCAACAGAAAGTTTATTACCCGGTAACCCATTTAATTTTACTTCAGGTTCAAGTATTGTAACAGTTACAGAACCTAATAATAAAAGATCTACAGGTAATACTGTTGTATTTAGAAATGTAGATGGAAGTCCCGGAGGCCTGGTGTTTTCTTTGTTTGAAAACTCTTCAGGATTTAGTATAACAGTTATAGATACAAATAGTTATAGTTTCGATTGCGGAAGTAATGCAACATTAACAGGAGACTCAGGAGGAATGACTGTGACCGCTGGTCCAGTTACATTAACACCATAATGACATACGCAGAATTAGTACAAAAAATTAGAGATTACACAGAAGTAGATGCAAATGTTTTAACATCTACTATCGTTGATGGAATCATAAATGATGCAGAATTTAGAATACTTAGAGATGTAGATTCTGATAATAATAAAAGATATGACACAGCAAATTTAATTACATCACAAAGATTTATTAATGTACCAGCAGGTTTACTGGTGGTTAGATCTGCTCAAATTGTAGATTCTGATGGCGTGGGTGCTTCAGATAATAGAGAATTTTTAGAATATAGAGATACGAGTTATATGTCAGAATTTAATTCAACAGGTGCTACAGGAGTTCCAAAATACTATGGTATGTGGGATGAAGATACTATTGTAATAGCACCTACACCAAACGCTACTTACACAATTCAGTTAAACTATATCTTGAAAGATCCTGGTTTATCTGCTACAAACACTACTACATATATAAGCCAAAATTTTCCCAATGGTTTATTATATGCATGCTTAGTCGAAGCATTTTCTTTTTTAAAGGGGCCAAATGATCTCTTGCAATTATACGAAGGAAAGTATAAACAAGTAGTTGAAGGCTTCTCGATTGAACAAATGGGAAGACGAAGACGAGATGAATATCAATCAGGTGTTCCTCGAGTCGGAGGAAAATAAGGAGATAAATTATGGCTATAACACAAGCAATTGCAAATGCGTTTAAAAAACAATTACTAGAAGGTGATGCAAATTTTAAATCATCTGGTGGTGATGTTTTTAAACTAGCTCTCTATACTTCTTCAGCAACTCTAAACTCAACAACTACTGCTTACAGCACAACTAATGAAGTTAGTAATACTGGTCAGTACACAGCAGGTGGTTCAAATCTAACAGGTCAAAGCGCAAACATCGGAACCGGTACAGGTAAAGGTGTTGCATTTGTTGACTTCGCAGATTTATCATTTACAGGTGTAACGTTGACATCTAGAGGTGCATTAATCTACAACACATCTTCTGCGGTTACTAATGCAGCAGTTGCAGTTTTAGATTTTGGAGCAGATAAAACAGCTACATCAGGAACTTTTACAGTACAGTTTCCAGCAGCAACAACTTCAGCAGCTATATTAAGAATCTCTGGCTAATAGGAGGTCTAAATGGCGTTGGTCGTAAATGATAGAGTTAAAGAAACATCTACCACTACTGGTACGGGTACTCTTACTCTTGCAGGGGCAGTAACAGGTTTTGAAACTTTTTCAACAGCAATTGGAAATACTAATACAACTTACTATTCAATCGTAAATGAAAATGGTGAGTTTGAAGTAGGACTAGGTACAGTTGGTGCTGGAACGTTAGCTCGAACTACAATTATTTCATCATCAAATAGTGACTCTGCAGTAAATTTTTCTGCAGGAACTAAAGATGTTTTCTGTACCCTTCCTGCATCCAAAGCAGTCATTAAAGATGCTAGCGGAAACATTGTTGCGAACAATGGATCTAACTTAACAGCTCTAAATGCAACACAATTAACTTCAGGCACAGTACCTGACGCAAGATTTCCTTCAACTTTACCTGCACTTAACGGAAGTGCATTAACAAATTTAAATGCAACAGCATTAGCAAGTGGGACTGTTGCAAACGCAAGATTAGATGCTCAATTACAAGACGTTGCAGGATTAGCAACAACATCAGGAAAAATTATTCA